TTGGTTTTCCTGTATTAGAAGAGTAGAATATCCATGGCGGAAATGACGGACATGAAAGACGGAATGGGTGAGAAACTTTTAAACACACTCATTGCTACCATTACAGCAATCATAGCTGTAGCTATCATAGCCGTGATAATATCAAGAAAGTCAGACACGGCGAACGTATTGCAGGCGGGCGGAAACGCCTTTGCAACAGTCCTGAAATCGGCTTTCGCTAGTGGATACCAGGGGGTAACGCTTGGGCCAGTCCACTTTACAGTGCCTCAGTTACCAACTATCAATATTGGAGGTTAGGAATGAGTGACCATCTAGTTACTGCTGTTGTGACTGTTCTCATGGCGATTATTGGAGTAGCAATTCTCGCCGTTTTGGTTTCGCGCAACAGCAACACGGCGAATGTGATTTCGTCAGGGTCTCGGGCTTTCTCTGGATCATTGGGTACGGCGCTCAGTCCTGTTACTGGCGCAATTGGTTTCACAGGCTTGCCGCCTATCACTATCGGAATCCAGTAGGAGGTATCTTGTCCGATCACATGATAACGGCGATAGTTTCAGTGTTGCTCGCCATCATTGGTGTAGCGGCGCTGGCTGTGTTGCTCTCTCGTCAATCGCAAACCAGTCAAGTCTTGTCGGCTGGACAGGGAGCATTCAGCGGCGCGTTGTGCACGGCTCTTTCGCCGATTACCGGATCCGGCTCTATCGCACAGACTTTTCTACCGGGTAGTTTCAATCCGTTTGGTGGATGTGCAACGTCTGTGCATTCTACCATTACCTTTCCAGGTCAAGGATAACTATGAGAACAAATCCAGCGACACGGCAAAGATATCCGATTCAGAATGTTGTCACCCCTGGACTGGCGCAGATTCAAGCGGGCGTATGGGGCAGCCCGGCTCCTGTTCAGAATGAGTTTATCCAGGAGCTATCAACACCCACTGGACAGAGTTTCTACCGGTATCACGAGGGAGACTTCTTTCTCCCTGGCGGGCCTTTATGGTGTCTCGATCCTTCCCACGATACGCCACTCTATACTGTGTGGGGACAAGGATTCCTGGTTAGAGCCAATGCCTTCAGGCCGATTGCTTATGGTCAGATAGCTTACACCGCGCCAGTGCAACCATTGGTAGGTGTTGGAGGACCTATATCCGGCCAATGGATGACTCAACCACTAACCGTCAGAGAAGGCGGAACTGAGTGAGAAAAATCAATTGGGGATTTTTCGTGTCGGCTATCTGGTTTGGAATGGGTATTGCTTTACTGGCTGGAATCATTTGGTATTGGAGGTAAGGTTAGATGTGGGAAAAGATCAAAGGATGGATTGAGCGTCATCCCTACCTTACCGGCGCTCTCGTGCTGGGAATACTACTGATTTGGATCGTCCGCCGGAGTGCGGCTCAATCGAGTCAAGCACAAGCTGGAACATCCTATCAAACAGGGCCATCAGACGCGCTACAAGCCGCCGAACTTTCAGCCGGAGTACAACAGCAACAAGCTTACTATGCCGCCCAGACTCAAATCGCCGGTTACAACGCTTCTGTCAACGCCACACAGTTGCAGACAGTAGGTCAGTTGGGATTGGCTCAAATTTCCGCCGGAGTCCAGAACGATCAAACAGCCGCCCAACTACAGCTTGGTTTAGCCCAACTTGGATTTACTCCAGGAACCTCACCTTTTGGTCTTACCATGCCAATCGCGGGTGTGACTCCCGTTCTTCCCGGCGGAACCACGCCGCCTGTGCAATCAGTGACTCCGGTAAATCCATCCATTCCTACTCAGCCGCCGCCAGTCAATCCTCCGATTCTGACTATCACTCCGGGTGTGACTCCTCAGAATCCAATCATTGCGCCGCATGGAGCGCCGTCAATAACTGAGAGTGAGTTCTCCGGTATCACTCAGCAGACTACCGGAGCCGGGTTAGGCGGTCCTGTCCAAGTTCCCTCGGTTCCTATCTTCGGACCTGTGGATGCGAATGGTAACCCATCTTTTGAAGGTTACACCAATCCGACTACGATCCCATCGTCAAACGGACTCACTTGGCAACAGTACCATTCAATCATTGGTGGGACTCCGGCTCTACCGCAGACTCCGGGTGCTGTAGATGCGGCAACCGCCGCTAATATTGCGGCTCAACTTGACTACCTTAACAACCCAAATTCGTGTCACAATAGAGTGTGTCACTAGGAAATTAAATATGGGAGACACGTTAGAATATTTGAACCAATATGGTGAAGAACCTTGTGGAGATCCACGGAAGACGATGAGGAAGACTTCTTTTCATCTTTTGACGAACCGGAGGAATTGAATGCAACAGATCCAAACAGACCCTAACAAGTCAGCATTGATTCAGGCGACAACTGCCGGACTCGCGGACGATCCTGACATTGCCATGGATTCAATCTGTAAGCTATCCATGGTTCTACCTGTCTATATCGCCAACATCCCGGACCTGGAAACGGCAAGCAAACAGTGGGTGAGTTACATTCGTGACCACGGTCCTATACCTGACTGGTACAAGCATTCACTAGGGCAGTAAGTGTTTTGGGAGGTTGCAGCCGTGAAGAATGTTGAAAAAATTATCATCCCGCTAGGTATAGGCGCGGCTGTCATCGGCATATGGTCTGCTTTCCGCCGTCAGGCTCCGGCTCCTACTCAAGTACTAGGACCCACAGGAGTCCAGTTGCCGCCAATCCCACCGCTTGAGGATACCCATTATGGTATCTCGACTGGCGACTATACTACTCCAGTTCCAGGTGCAGGCGGCGGACACACTTCCCACGGACATTATTTGTATCGGGCCGCTGCTGATCCTTTATCGCAGAGTTTGGGGATGAACAACCTCAACTTGCATGCTGAGTCTAATCCCTACGCTTACATGTTGTTCAACCTTCCGCCGTGGGATTCTCAATCGAAGTCCATGGCGGAAATGACGGACATGAAAAATGGTAAGGTCCTGAAGAAAGGCGCGGCTGGCGGGTGTGGCTGTGGTGGTGGCTTTATAAAGGATCTGATACGGCGATGCTCAAGGGATCGCACACCGCGAATCTTAGATGGACACGGTGATTGCCTCACTGTCAATCCCGAAGTGTTGCATGAGACCCCGCTTATCGCTAACACAACTTATGCGGCATCGTCTTTCGATGTAACCCGCTACGGCGTCCCGCAGGATATGTATGAGACACCCGCCGGACCCGTAATACAAGCCTCTGCTGCGTACTTCTAGTCCCAATGGGTAGTTTCCTTCCATTTCCGGGTGGTGGTCTTCCAGGTCTTCCTGGCCTGCCTGGAATCGAATTGCCTGGATTCCTGCCTAACCCGACAGGTCCAGGTAAAAACGATCCAAATCATCCGGGTCTCGTCATCGGCTGTACCTCTGGCTATTGTCTCCCTGGCGGCGGAAACGTGGGTGGCGTTGATGTAGACTTAGGTGGAGGTGTAGGGAAAATCACAATCACCGATCCTACAACGATCAAGGCTTTAGGCACCGTTGGTGCAACCGGATCAGCCGTGGCTGGCGCTATTGGTTCAACGGTCTGGAATATATTTGGAACTCGCTTTGCTTTCTTTATCTTAGGGTTGATCCTGATTATTGCCGGGTTGTACCTCTTGAAAGAGACACGGTTCCTGGTGACTGTACCCTTGAGGGCCGGTAAAGAAGCAGCCGTGACAACGGCAAAGATCGCTGGAGCAGCCGCCAAAGGCGCGGCTGGTGGGGAAGGTGGGTGATGCCTGACTGAACGATTCACAATTCCTGTAAACGACCCTAGAGGACTGGAAACCTCTAGGGTCGCGCATCTAATGGAACACATGGGTAGTGCTTGCTAACAGTTTAGCACATTTCCACTGGTTTTCCACAACATTTTCAGCTTGCCCTGTGCTCTCGGAAGCTTGTCCCACGCTTTGATCGTGGCTAGCGCCCTACGAACACTCATTCGGTCCTTGCCGTGCTTCCACAAACCCAGATAGTGGCGTATAAGAGCCATTAGCGCTTCCCCTTGGCGGCTTGCCTTGTCTGTTCTACCGCCGGAGCCGCCGGAGCCACCGAAGCCGCCGGGGATGTGATCTCTACTACTTCCGCCGGAGCCGCTATCTGACCCGCGATCGGTGCCGCCGGAGCCGGTAACGCCGGGGGTGGTGGCGGTGCCGCCGGTAACTGTATCTGCTGTTCCACAATCGCCCTGATTCTGGCTAGCGGGTCCTCCGTCACGCGCCCGCTGGAAAGCCTTGGAATCGCCTGATAAGCATAGCCTATCGGATTCGTAGCCCGCACCGCGTGGATTTCCAGGGCAAAGTCTACATTCTGTGGATTCTGTGGATCGTTTCCCATTACCGCACTTTCCACCGTTTCATGGATGCCGCCAGGTAGGTAGCACTTCCCTGCCTCGAACTGCGTACCGTATGCACTGTTCCCTTGTTGAATGTTGATACCGTAGAACTTACCGATCAACGCACTGTAGATCTGACCGTTACGGTTGTCCTCCGTAATCTTTACATCAACACAATGGCCGTAGATTACCGCTAACGGTATCGTGGATTTGTCTGTGATGTCCTTGGCTGATGCTACCTTTGGATTGCAGCCTAGGTCTTTTAAGGTTATCTTCGCTATGATCCTTGTGCTCATGTGTGCGGTGTCCTTTGTCCGCATTGAAGATTGTAGTTGATTTTTGTTGTGAATGCAACATATAATTGATATATGGTCCCTTTCTTTAATCAACAAGATTTCATTAACTTCGGTCGTACTGCCGATGGTCCTTTCTGTTATTGTATGGTTCATCAGAAATTTGGAGCAGCTACAGAGCCACCTGTGTTCGTTATCGACTTCAATGAAATTTCTGTCGGCGGATATATGGATACTGAAATTATAATCGTGAAA